AGTCATGGGACCCGCTTGCGAGGAGTCGCCGGAAGGACCCGCCCGCCGTACGTGTAGGTGGTCGCGTCCTGGCGCGGCCTCATCCGCTCATTGATGATCCCAAACCGCTTGGAGAAATTATTCACGGCGCGGCAGAACGATTGATGGTTGAGCCCATGACGCCTTGCAAACTCCTTCTGCTTGAACTCCCTGAACTGAGTGGGATCAGTCACCCATGATGACGCGAGTGCTCGGTAGCGGATGTTTTGTCGCGACTGGCTGGCGTATCCCCCGCGAACCCAATCCATCATGCCGACAAATCCAGCCTGCGCGATGTCACGCGCGGCCGTTGATTGATCGACAGACTCGCTCAGCTCATCGGTGTGGACTGGGACAGGTCGGCCATTTTCGAATCCGTGGTGCATACGTTCCGAGGTCAGCCTGAAAATTAGCACCAAATCAGAACCAGTAAACCCAAAGAGCCAAATTGTTAACAATTTGAAGGATTTCCGTTCATTCGTAATGAACGGGTCATCAGTTCGAATCTGATCGCTGGCTTTCTTTTTGTGCCTTTTCTGGTGTTTTTTTGGATTATTAAGACACGTCCATTGATCACCCCCGCCTATCTATGCACAGTCAGGCAGCAAACATCACCTAAATCAGCACCAGTCAGCACCGGATTGGATGACTATCAAGCCCACCCAAAAAAACGGCAGGAAGCAATGGCGCGTGTCATGGCAGGAGTGCGATACGCAGCGCCGGAAGTTTTTCGGAACGAAATCAGAGGCGATTCAGTTTTCCGAGACACTCCATGCTGGCGACAGCTCATTTGCTCGATGGATGGCGCTGCCAGAATCGGCGCGCATGGAGGCAATCGTCAGTGCTGAGCGGGCTCAGGATGATGGGTTTTCGTTGGTCGAGGCGGTGGACTATTTCGCGCGGCGGGCGGGCGTGATCGACGTTGAGGCGCGGCGGGCATGGGCGCAGTATCTGGCGGTCAAAAGGGAGATCCGAGGTGCCTCTGCTGAGTCCCTCAAAAATGCGCGCATTGCGGGTCGCTTCGTGGATGAAATCCCCTCCTTATCGGTGTCGTCTATCTCATCCGATCAGATAGAGCAATGGATCACCACCCACGACTGGTCGCCCTCATCGATCAACACGTTCCGCGCACAGTTGGGAGCGTTTTTGACCTGGTGCATCGGCAAGGGATATCTCGACAAATCCCCTCTGACATCGATCCCGAAAGCACTGGAGACGGAGACAGAGGTTGGCATCCTGTCAGTCAGTCAGTCCGAGCAACTCATGCGCGCGTGCGAAACGCATGATCGCGACCTTATACCGATTGCCGCGCTTGGTTTATTCTGCGGCCTACGCCCCAGTGAGTGCCACCGCCTCACATGGGACGACATCAACCTGCCTCACAAAATCATCACCATGCGCGGCGCTACCGCGCGGAAGACTCGCAAGGGCCGCATGATCCACATCACCCCCAATGCCGAAGCATGGCTCGCGCTGGGTGGCAAGATGGCCCCGCAAAACTTCCGTCGGCGGTGGGATTGCGTCCGCGAATCCGCCGGGCTCATCAAGCGAATCCGCATCGAAAATCAGCGGCGCTACGAGATCGAAAACATCCACTGGCCCAAGGACTGCCTGCGCCACTCATTCGCAAGCTACTACACTGGGCTGCACGGCATACCCGCCGCTGCGCTGGAATGCGGGAACTCCGAACAGGTGCAGATCAAAAACTATCGCCAGCCCGTGGCAAAAGACAAATGCCAGAAATATTTCGCGATCTACCCATCGGGCGAGCCGGAGCGCGGAAGGGCTAAATCAAAACTGGCCTGAGCCATCGACAAATCGACCTGTGCCTCCGTTGTAGAGCCACGACACCTGCGCGGCAGACAACTCACCGTCAAACAGGTAATACTCGTCCACCATCATTAGGTCGCCGCCTGAGACGCCGGCACTGCCCGAATTTATTTCGATCACATCCCCGTCAACGGCCATTGCGTCTGGGTGAGTCAACACCTCATCGTTGACATGCAGCACCAGTGACGTGTCCGTTTTTCGGATCAGGCAAAAAAAGTTCCATTGATTCGAATAAAGGTCTGACAGAGAGCCCGTCTCGCTGGTCCCCTCATTGATCAAATCAGCCTCCCAAACGCCACTGCCATATGAGACAACCTCAAAAGAAACCAATGCCCCACCATTCACAATCCGAGCAGGTGTGAATCGAGTGCTGCCACCCGCGATATGGCCAACCTGGAACCATCCGCAAATCGAAAACTCACTCGCGGAAATCGCGTTTGATTCGGTGAGGTATTGCGAGACGCTGGTAAATTTGATGCATTGGCCATTGATCCCGTTATCGGTGGAGGGTGAGCCGAATTGGGTAAAATCATCACCCGCCACCACATCGACCAAAGTATTCGGCGCGCTCTCAAATCTCCAAGCGTGGTCCGGGTTGCCGGGCGTGGTGCCGGCTGACGCAGCCGAAGGGATGGCATTGAATCCGTGCAGTTGCGAGATTCGCAGCATTAAAGATCCTCGCTCCCGTTGGTTGCTTTGTAGAGTATTTCGACGCCAATCAATTTCGCGTCAGTGGCCAGCGTATCCCCGACTGCCGCCGCGTCTCGGTAAACCTGAAACCACGTCATCGCATCGGATGCCGCATCGGCGGGCGTAATGTCGCTGGTCCAGTCGCTGACATGATTGCGGCTGGCATTCAGGGTTGTGTCCGTGACGGTGCCGGCAGTTCCGAACGCAGCATCGATAACGGCGTTGTTCTCGACGCACACCGCCTGGATTCCCCAAATCACATCCCCGCTCGTGCCGGCTGTTTGCCAGTGGACGCGCGCGATCAGGGCCGTTGTTGCATCCCATGACTTTGGCAGCGCGATGGAAAATTGCGCGTACTCATTCGTGGTCGCGTCGAAGTCGAGCGACTTCTGCATTATCTTGTTGGTTGCACTCTCCGCCGTGCTCTCCGCTGCTCCATTGGTCGTGCGCGGAATCATGGCAGCCGCAGGTATGACGATGCTCTGCAATCCGTCAGCCCGGCCGACGCTCGAAAATATCAGATCCCATTCGGTGTTTGAATTGTCCCATGCGAGTATCAAAACTTCCTGCTTGGCGGTGTTCGCGCTGCCGGAAATGCTGATCTCCAAAACATCGTCACTCGTGGGATCCGTTGCGCCCTCGTCGTATATCCGTATCGTCGGATTCGCACTCTCCGGCATGTTGATATGGATCATCACGATCGGCGCAGTCTCGCCGGGCGTGATTTGCTGGAGAATGTAATCGTGAGTGTAGGCACCCGCACCCGCGCCCGGCGTGATCATGTGAGTCGTGATTGCGTGCGCGTCGTTCGGATCGATGTTTGTGGACCCAGCCGCACTGGGCGTGTATGCCGTCAGCGCAGTTTTCGTAGCGCTCACTCCATTGGTTCGATCCGCCAATTCATCCAGTGCCTCCTTGACCTCGGCAGGCGTGCTGGACCAGTCGCCAGCTACTGCTGGAGCATATGGCGTATTTGCTCCCGAGATTCCTAGATTGGTCCGAGCGGTGGCAGCGTCGGCCAGGTCGGCCAGGTTCTGCGCCTTCTTGAGAAAGAGATTATCCGCCTCAGTCTCCGTGTAGTAGTCCTCCGGAGTGTTGAGCGCCGGAGAGCCGGTATCGATGCCGTGGGCTCGCACTGTGCAGGCCACCTGCGCCACCGTGTAGATGTCACCGCTGGCGTCCGTGATCTCCACCTCCAGCGTCGTATTGACCGACGAGGATGTTCCGAGCAGTTCGCAGAGCCCTTTTGTACGGGTCGGTAGGACACCGCTCCACCCGTCCGTGATCCTGGTCCAACTGGTTTGCAGCGTATGAGGTGCACGGCGTATCTCCAGCAGCAGCTTCTCCTTGTTGCTCCCATCGCCGTCTACCAATTTGGAAACGCTGATCGCACCGTCGGGCGTCAAAGCGTTGTCGTCGCTGGCACCCGTTGCGGCGGTGATGTCATTCTGCGCGCCCGTCGAATCCCACTCGATCTCATAGCACGGAAACGAGCCCGTGACGGCCACCGAGACTCCGGCAATGGCATCGAGCGCGGTCTCGATCGTCGCGGCGCTGGCGTTGTATGCTATGGCGGCGCTCTTGGTGCCGGCGTTGTATTGCAACTTGTAGGTGCCGCTGGTGGGATTGCTGCCCGGCGTGACAATGCCCACCTTGAGCGTGACCCCGACAGCTCCCGAGTCGCTGTCAAACCCGCCCTGCCCGTCAGTCATGTAGACCTCGACCGGGTTGTTGTCTCCGTAGATCAACTGCGGCGCTGGGGCGTCGCCGCCTGTCTCTGATTTGACCAAAGCCTGCTGCGGGGATCGCGACCGATCGAAGTATAATTTCCTGGCACCCATTTGCGAAAAAGGTGCGGAAATTGACAGGCTGCGCAGCTCAGCCGTTTTCCGTCGGCGGGTCTACCGGATACGGATCAATGGTGGAGATGGCCACCGGAAAAACCTCCCCGATCGATTCGTTCCGGGTAAATATCATCACCCGAAAAAACTCCGCAGCGGCGACTTGGTGGAAGCCCACATTGCCAAACAGATAAAGCGTATGAGTCTCGCCGCCGGCGAACATGGCGCCGCTCAAGACCTCCGCATAGTCCGAGTTGATCGCGACTCCTGACCCGTACGGACTGCCGCCGGCATACACCTTCAGCGGCGCGGCATTGGTGCTGTTGCCGGAGGTATACGGCGGCTGGTATTCCGTCGCGTTGATGGTCGCGCGCGTTGACCATGCCTGCCCTGTTACCCACTCGGGATGCCCATCATCATGCGGGCTGGCGATATACATCTCTATCGCGTCGATCGAGAAATTCAGCTCCGATTTTAGCTGCACCCGCCAAGCGTAATCTCCGGTGACATCCGGATCCCAATTGCCGATTCCACCCACGAAATCCGGCACGATAAAAACCTCGCCGGGATCATTCCATTTCCGGATCCGCTGCCATGCGTATTCCTCCGGCACCTCTCCGGGGCGGTATGTCAGATCGAATTTGCCGACGTGGATAAAATCCTTGATGATCGAATCCAGCCCGGTCAGTCCGTCGTCACTGATCGAAGGATCGATCTCGATCGTCCCGCCCGATTCCGTCAGCGATACCCTGACACCGGATGCGACACCGCGCAGATTCCAGAGCGCGTTCACGCGCTGGGCCAGTGCGTTCCATTCATCCGCGCGTCCCAGGTCCATCACGTTGCCGATTCGATCGTCACGTTTGACTCGGTTTTCAAGATCTTCACGTTTCCGACACCGCGCAGATTCCAGAGCGCGTTAACTTTGCGCTCCAGCAGATCCATCACCACCGGCTCAAACGCGGGTGCCGGCTGGCCTGGCTCCACCAGTGGCAGCGGCGTATCGATCGGCAGCTGATTCATACCGCCGGCCCGCTCCTCACCGCGCGCTCGATGATGTTCCACCCGTTCCAGCGTCGGAGCGTACTGCCCTCCACGACGATCCTGGTAGAGTTGCCGATTTGCGCAAGATACTCTGCAATGGTCGGGTCGGTCGTCTCGGACAGCGCGTTGGTAAATCCACCATCGACACTCACCGCCTCAAACGCCTCGATGCGCGGGATGTCGGCCGGCGTCGAAATTCCCGGACTCACCCCCGGCAGGAAGTAGTCATACTCAACCTCGCTTGGGATGCTCACAGTCGTGGCTGATCGGCTCGGGCTGACCTCCTGCGCGGTCAACCATCCCGTGATCGCTCCGCCCGTCAATATGCGTTTCACCCCCACGACATTGCCGGCGATGCTCTGGATTGTCCGGCGGACGGTCTGCGTGACGGTGCCGACGTTGTAGATATATTCGTTGTAGCGGATCAAGAGGAAATCATCCACCGCCATCCCGACCACGGAATCCAGGGTGAGCATGTGACGAGAGTTGGAGATGCTCGCCGAATTGATATCCACCTTAACGCCGGGAGGATTTTCGGAGTTGAACGCCGGCCGATACCAACTGTAACCGATCGACATCCGGCGCGGCTCTGGAATCCGTGAGTAGGTGCGGGAAAATTCCACCACCCCGCCCTGCTGCACCGGCTGCAATCCCGACTCCTCCACCAGGTAATAGCCCGACTCTTCCGGGTGTGCGCTATCGAGCACACCGGGCTCATAATCGCTGGCGAGCTGGTAATATTTTTGCCGGAAAATAAACTTTTGCGACACGTCCGGGAATGGCCGCAACCATTGGCGCGCACCCGTCTCGGTGGGAGTTCGTAGTCCGTCGGAGGAGTCGATGAATGGCAGTGACATCAGTAGGATTCCTTTTCGTGGTTGAGGCTCATTGCGCGATCACCTTTTTCAAAACGATTCCCTCTCCGGCCGCCTTTTCGTTGAGCGCCGCAATCTGCTCCTTCATTCCTTTGATCCCCTCCTCCATATTCGCGAACGGCCGCTCCGTGCTTTTGAGATTCGAAATCGTTTTCCGGATCGCGTCCGCCTGTCCAAACAACTCCTGGCTGCGCCCCACGTTGCCAAAATCAAACCGAGCCGATTCCGCCTGCCGTTGCAACTCCATCACTTGGCGGGCCTTCGCCGCATCCGCCAACACATCCTTGGACCCAAATCCGCCCTGCCGATAATTGGCCAACTCATCGAGGGTAAACATACTGCGGTCGCCCTTCGTCTGACGCAGCCCACGCTGCTGCGCTGTCAATTGCTGCTGCAACTGTATAGACCGCTCCTGCAACTGCGCCTGCCTCGCCTTCTGGTCGGCGATCGCCTTCTCCTTTTCATTCTGCTTGTCGAGCAGTCGGAGCTTGATGTTGGATAAGCGCAAATCGCCTTTGATCTCGGAATCAGCCTTGCCTTTTATCATCTCCAGCAGGTCTGCCTCTTCATCCTTGAGCCTCGCGATACGCTGCGTGGATGTCTCCAAAGCGGCCGCGCGTTCCTGCTCGGCTTTGACAATCTTCGCAAGGATGGGGCCGAGTTTTTCCGACTCGCGAACCTGTTGCTGGATCGCCGCGCGCACCTCATCGTTGCGCCCTGCGTCAGCCACGGCATCAAATGCCGCGTCCATGTTTTCCGCGATCTGGCCGGACATTTGGAGTGCCTTGATGGGATTCATCCATGCTTCGGCCAGATCGGCCAATCCTATGCCATTGGATAGCGCACCGACGAAGGCACCCAATTGCTTGAGCCCGAGCAACGCCTTGCCAACCTTATCCGTCACCATTGATAGCGCGCCGCCGAGATGGCGATTCAATGTGTCCGTCAACTCGACAATGGCGTCATTCGCGCTCGTGCTGATCACGTCCCCGCTCTCGATCGCGAGGCGCTTCAATTCCGCCAATCCATCCGCACCATCGCCGAGAGTCTGGATCAAGCCCACGCCGGATCGGCCGAGCAATTCAAACGCGATCGCGGAGGCGTTCGCACCGCCGCCCGCAGCCTGGATCTTGTTGGCTATCTGATCGAGCACCTGAGTCGTTGACAGCAGTTCGCCTCGTGCATCGCGGATCGCAATGCCGTAATCTTTGAATTTCAGGATCGCTTCAGCATCTCCCGCGTTCGCTTTGCCGAGATTCACGGAGAGCTTCACGAGCGCCTTGTTCATCTCCTCCACGGAGGATCCGTTCTGGCTTGCCGCAAATCCCAGAGATTGGACCTCCTCCACCGTGAGCCCGACAGCTTCCCCCGTTCTTTTCAGCTCCGCCGCAGCATCGGCGGCAGATTTCGCCAACGCCACAAAACCCAGAACGCCCAATCCCATACCCAGCGAATTCAGCCCCTGTTGGAACTGCATCGCCGCCGCCTTGGACTTCGTAAGCCCGGACTGAAACGGCCGCGCGTCCAGCCCCATCCGCACAAGTATTGATTCGCTGGCCATCAGTTAAGGATCAGTGGGAGTGGTGGGAGTGGTGGAAAATAGAGTTCGCGGAATCTCTGCTGCTCGGCGCGGGCTTGACGTTGCACATCCTCGAAAATCTCCATGCGCTGTCGCTCACTGGGATTGCTGCCGACGCTTTCAGGATCGCTCGCCTTGTCGATCAGACGGAGGTATTGCCACAGCCGCGCCAATGGCAGGTCGTGGATGATTGCCCGCTCCGCCCAGTGGTAGTGGGACGCGATATTGTGGACCACATAGGCCAGGTGGGACGCGAATGATTGACCGGCCACCGCCTCGCCAGATTGCGCATCAGCAAACGCCGCGCGCAGATGTTCGATCGTGAGCAATGACGCCTCTCTCAACTGCGCGCGATCCGTGAAGGTATCGTCCAGCCGGCGAATGAAATTTTCGCGGTGCCACTGTATGGGGCGCGCGGATTGTGGACAGTTGCGAAACTCGGACGACATCACCCAAATGGCCTGCGCCAATGCCTCCGGATGGATGGCCAGATATCCTTGCAGCAGCTCGGCCGTCTGCTCGTTGTGGGCATCGCTCGCCATCAGCAGCGGCGAGCGGATCGCATCCAGCATCGCCCACTGATGGAGTGTAAATGGGACAATATCGACGCCGGCGATTTCTAATGGCGCGTCTAAAAATGCGTCCTCGCGGCGCTCACGCTCCGCGTTGAGGATCGGGATGAACCGGCGCTGAAATTCCGCTGCAAGATCCACATCATTGATCCGTCAAATCGAGTGACAACAAACGGGTCTGGCCGTCCGGGCATTTGGCCCACGCCTTACCCTTGGGCGCTTCCCTGTCCGCCATGATGCAGACCTCTCCGTAGGTCGCATGTCGCACCGTGTCAGATTTGGGTTTGGCCGCCATGATCAGTTGTATTTTTTGACGAGCGTCACACTGTATTTGTGCTGCTCGGCCAACTTCTTGGGCTTGTTGACGGATGTCACGATCCAGGTCTCGCCTTCGTAGGAGGAGGTCTCGGCACCTTTGGCCAGCGTGGTTGACTCCGTGCTGGGCTTTTGCAGGGTTGCCGTCGCCGTCTTGAGTCCGGACGTGCCAAATGATCCCGTGGCGTTACCATCCTGATCAAGGATGGGCACCGTATTCGAGGGCTCGTCCGGGGTAAATTCCTCTACGAGATAAGAGTCTCCCGTGATGGTGATTGCCCCTATCCCTACCCCGAGGGATCCAGTGTCGTCGTGATTCAGTGCCATGATCTAAACGCGGTTCGTCGCGCATAAATCAGCGGGAAATTGACAGGCTGGGGGGGAGGCGAGAGGAGGACTGGACGCATTCAATCCGCGCCGGGAAATAACTCACTCCCCGCTCAACTCCTCTCACGGCCACGCCGAGTCCTGGATGCAGTAGATCAGCGACCAGTTGATATCCGTATCGTCAAAGCCCTCATCCTCGCTGATCGGGTATTCGGTGGACTCCTCGTAGATGCCCCGGATGCTGTGGTATGAGAGCTGCGCATTGATGCCGGCCGTTGACTTAAGGCAGTCATACAGAGAGGCGCGAAGTTTTTTACGGATCAGCCGGTGATCGTCATCGGCGGCATCCGCCTGGCGATTCGTGCGGATCGTCGCGATCAATCTCCCCTCGAAAAATCTGTCCTTGCTGAAATTGCCGTCCGTCGTGAACAGCTTCTGGGCGTTTTCGAATCCTTGCGCTGCGCCGCCATGCTCCACGCGGAGCAGGACAGCCGGAGCCGACTGCACGTCAATACTGCGTGCAATCTGCGGCGTGGCTCCTATATCCTCCGTTGTCAGATAGGTTTGGAATGCCGCTACGAGAGTGTCCTCGAAATCGTAGAGAGTCGGTAAGTCAGGGGCGGGCATGGGGCGGTTTAATGGTGGGTGATTTTCGAAATGATCCGCCGAATATCCTTACGGCCAGATACATCATGCGGCGCTGAATCCACGGCACGCCGTCCGCCCGCATCGCTTCGCGAAACAGGCGATCGGCATAGGCGCGCGGAATGTCCGATTGCGCATATGCCCAGTCGTGCAGGATCGCCGCTTTTTTGACCCGGCCATGCGGCGGGAACAATGGCCAAAGAAAGCGCGGGACGCTGGCGAAGTCGCTCCTGAATCCGCGCGGAACAATGAGCCACTTCGCGATGGGCTGATGGTGCCAATAACAAAACGTGAGCGGCTGCGTGAGTTGCACCCGGAACCCGTCCAGCGTCCGAACGTACAACTCTCCCATGAATTTACCACGGCAGCTCATCGCTTTGCGGTGACGTGACCAAACAGGAAGCCGGTGACGCTCATCAGCACGGAGTAATTAAGTGGAGTGATCATGATCGGGTTGCGCCCCGAGCCGACGGTGAAGCTGTGCAGCTCATCCTGTGAGATCTGCCAGGGGAAGAATCCGGCGGATTGCTCGTAGTAGAAAAACGTCACCGTGACATCCATGAACGCCGGCGCGACGATTGTGAATACATGCACGGAAATGAACGCGGCCACCACCATCCAGCGCATCAGGCTTACCCATGGATTTGAGTCCACCTTGCGCGCCTTGTCCCACATCGCCGCCCGCTTTTCCTCGGCCACGATGCGCAGCTCGTCCATCGTGCGTTGATGCTCCTGCTGGTTGGCCTTGAGAGTCATAAACGCCCCGAGCGCAGCCGTGCCAGCGAGATTTGCCAGTTCGAATCCTACCATGATCGCAGCGAGAGGTGAGCGGAACTCGACGGAGTTTCGTTACGTGGTTTGATCCAGATATGGCGCTTACCCTGGTGGACCTTCGGGGCCAGCGTCTTGCTCTCCGTGGCCACCACGTGATTCGTCCGGCACCCGCAAAGGAGCAACCCGGAGATCATCGCGGTGAAATACTTCATAAAAATATTCCCGAAATTGACAGGCTGGGAGATGGGATATGGCGCATCACTGATTGCGGTCGGTCCTGCGCGAGCATCACCTTGTCACCTTGTCCCCTTGTCACCTTCCCCTTGCCCCATGCTTAATCAAATATTTCACCCGGCGCGCCATGGTCTTCGTGCGGACGCTCACGGCCCCGTTTACCGCATTGGCCAGCACGCCGATACCTTTGGTGCTGTTCCTCATTTGGATTTCGATACCGTGCCGCCGGAGGATCACGCTGCCGGAACCTTTGGCGTAGCCCGCGTGGCGGCTGATCATCTTTGGCGCGGCGCGCCAGCCTTTTGTTGAGCGGAGCGCGTTCCATGATTTCAGCCAGCCGGATTTCATGTATCCAATCCTGGCCTGCATGGCCTTGTAATGGCGCTGCCACTGCTTGGTATCCATCGACACCAAACCCGTGGCTCGAGGCACCCGGCCCCGTCGATTGCGGGCGGATCGGTGGGCGGCGGGAATGTTGCCAACGGCGGTATGCCCGAAGACCTTGCCGGCCGGGAGATCGAGGAATTTTTGCAGCAGCTTCAGGTCGTTTTTTTCGATCGCGGCCTTTAGCATCGGGTGCTTGGGATCCAGGGAAATCGGCGTCACCGCTTTGCGCAGATCCGCCAGTATGGCGCGGCTTGCGATCCGCTTCACGGTCGCGTTTTTGAATCCGGGATTCGATGCCTTGAGCCCGGCGGCGGTGGCCTTGTTGACGGCAGGCGGTGTGAACTTGATCAGCTGCCGGCAAAACCGCATCGCCTCCTCTTTGGCGATCTCATTCGCCGGCTTCCCGCTCAGTGCGGCGAGTCGCGCCAGTTGGCGGTTGAAGCCTCTCAGGTCTACCGTGGCGGGCGCACTCATGGCGGTGGCCGATCAACTGGCGACTGCGGCCATCCCCACCGTCATCACGCGCGTGCCGTCCTCGATCGATTTGGAAAACATGGCGCGCGGGTGGAGTCGGCGGAGCAGTCGGCGGGTGTTGCTCTCCTCAACGGCAGCGTTAACACTCGCGCGGATTATATCCGGAGTGGCGGAGAAGTTTTTGCTGAGCACATAGGGATGTACGGGATGGTTTTCCTCACCCGTCACGACAACCACCGGCCCCCCGTAGATACGCATCATATCCGAGTAGGTGCGGGCGGGTGGACTGTCGGGCAGGTTGAGATCCAGAACGATGCAGTCGGGACTGTGGCGAGCGAGACAGGCGGCGGCGTTTTCGAAGGTGGCGGCTGTTTCCAACTCCGCGTCTTCCATGGTGTCGAGGGCGCTGGTTAGGATTTCGGTCCATACCTTGGAGTCTTCAACGATCAGGATTTTCATACTTCAGTTTTTCCAATTGCGCCTCTGCGTCCAATCGTTTGCGGTGTTCGATCTCCGCATTTTCCGCGTGCAGCTTCGCCAATTGCTGATACGCCTGGTTGACCTTTTCGAACCGATCCGAAGCGGTGGCAGCCATCCTCCGGCGGTACAATCCCAGACCACCGAGCACAGCGCCCATTCCTCCCAGAAACGCTGATATCAATTGCGCCATGTCCCACATTCAAAATCACGCTTCCAAAGCTTTCACCCGATCTTCCAGTTCCTGGATCTTTTTTTCCTGCGCGTCGATCTTGTCGAGCTTGGCTTTCAGATCTGCCTGGAGCGCCCGCAACGCCTCACCGCAGCTTATCAGCTCATCGATTGAGAGCGTCACTTTTACGCGCGGATCATTCAGCAGCCGCCCCAATATCTCGTGTGCATTCATAAAAAAAATCAGCCGGCGGATACTTTGACAGTGCCGGAATCGCTCCACAGCCGGCCCGCTACCGCCGGATCCGAAGTGGGCAGACCATCAAATTTCACATTGCCGTCCACCTCAAATTCACCCGTCGATCGCAGATACATTTTGCCCGTGCCGCCGATCGAAAATCGCAAGTCCTGCCCGCTGGCACTGTTCAAAAACGTCGCGCCGGCAGAATCCTGGAGAATGCCGTATTCGTTGGTTACGTTGTAATTGTCCTTGTGACAAAAGACCGCGTAATCTGCTGAGCCATTCCAGTTTCCGACAAACGCCTTGCCCACCCTGGCACCTTCTGCGACCAGATTAACCGCGATGTCGAGCTTGTGGGTGGGATCCACATTCATGCCGATATTGCCATCGATCCGGCAAATGCCGCCGGCCACATTTACAGCGTAGGCAGAGCCGCTGCCGCCGTTGGCGGGCGCAGTGATGTGCAGCGCGGTATTGGTGCCGCTGGTGTTGCCGGTGGGCCCCAGAATCTGCACGCCGTATTTGTTGGTCCCGGAAGTGCGAGCGTGGACCTGCACACCGTAGGATGTATTCACGGCGGCGTTGTCGCCCACGGTCCAATCCTCAACCAGCAGACCAGTGGCGGACGTTACTGTGCGCAAGGTGCCGTCACCCATCACCGTGGGTTTGATCGTCGTGCCGTAGAGCGCGGACACATTCGCACTCATCTGGAAAGATGGTTTGGAGCAGATGCCGCCATAATCCACCGCCGTGGACACGTCATAGTTGGATGAGTGATTCGTACCGATGCAGAGCAGATAATTCGTCAGCACGCCCGTCACATCACGGCCACAGATCCATGCCCGACTGCCAACATCCAGCCCCACCGATGCATCCGCAGCGGCTACCCCGATGCCGACAGATGCGGAAGACAACAGATCCCCGCTGAGCGTGCCGCCGGCCAAGGGCAGCCGGTCGTTGATCTTGGCCAGTGCCTCGTTCAGCGTATTTCCGTCCGCCACCGCCCCCGTCTCCGACCCTAGTCCCGAGATGGCGGAGGAAAACAAAATCCCTGTGACGACGTTTTGTTTTTCGATCAACGCCATCGAGCCGTCTGCGCCCTGCGTTGTGTCGGACCTGTCAATGGCGATGAGGTAGTCCGTATCGGCGAGCGAGGTAACAACGGTTTGATCCGTAATCTCTTCAGGCATTCTTTTCCGTTCCTTCCGTGTCTTCCGTGGTTGAAAATTACTATCCGATCAAAAGCGCCTTACCACCTGGCGTTAGTAGCTGCTCCCCATTCGGCAACAGCAAAAATGGCAGTGCCGCCTCATTCGCAAACTGGCCACGAATCAACCAGGCGCCCGCGCCCTGCTCGATCTCCGTCACGCGATATACGCGCGACTCCACCGTGAGCCGTTCGCGCTTCGCCGGTCGGGTGGTCGGCAGATTTGCCACCGGCACAAACAGCTCGATCTCCGAATCGATCAGATGCCCCACCTCCTGCATGTCCTGCTCGGTGGAAATGCCGTAGCCCTTGCGGCCCGTGAATCCAAACCCGCGCTGGTCGGTGACCGTCACCGGAGATTCGGCGACGATCTCCGCGAAGGCGGCGGCGAGTTCAGTGGCGTCTGACATAAAAATAAAACGGGTGCCGGCAGGAAATGCACCGACCCACCAGCACCCGCATGACCAATGGAGCGGTTAATCTTTTTTGGATCGCCCGCGCTTTTGCTTCGGCGCAACTTCGGCTTCAGGCTCGGCTGCAGGCTCGGCTTCAGGCTCGGCTTCAGGCTCGGGCTGAGCGATCGCTTTACCCATCGACAAAAGTTGATTGGCGGTATCCGGATCCACGTCGGCCGTGTCGCCGGCTTCCACGTGGGTGCCTTTCACAAAAGTACTGCGAGTGATTTTGATTCTCATGATTCAAAAAGCGGCGGGTGGTTTTTACGCCACCCGCCTTTTGATTGATCAGCTCACCCGCTTGCATCCGACCAGCGCGCAGGCGCAGTCGAAGGTGGGCGAGGTGCCAGTCACGGTTTTCACGGCGCGGACGTAGCGTTCTGCGCCATCCACATCGAGGCTGTAAGCCTGATCGGAATCAGCCGCATCAGTCACCTGGGTAAAGGTGGCCCCGCTGATATCCGTCCACGTGGAGTTGTCCGGCGAGTCCTGCAACTTCACGTCGAGCGTGGGCGAGGTGCCACCGCCAGCCGAGCTGAGCAGCAGGACCTTGGCCCGGCCCACGTAGTCCTGAATATCAACGCCAGTGCCGTTGCCGCTTGCCGTAACGCGCACACCGGGCAGCAGCTCGGCATGTGAGGTTTTGTCTCCGATATTATTGTCCATGATTCGGTATTCCTTTCGGTTCAGGGTGATCAGGCGGCGGCGGTATCGCTCGACACGCAGAAGCTCTGCGGGCGGCGGACGATGTGGTCCTGATCCTGCATCATGATGATGCGGGCGACGTTCTGTTCCGCCTTGGTAACGAGGTCAATCGTCACGTCCAGGCCGGCCCATTCGAGGATCACAGAGTCGGCCCAGTTGCCGAAGATTGCCTTGTTGCCGGGAACCTGCTTGGTGCAGGCAGCCCGGTAGCCGTTCACTTCGCCGTCCTGATTGGCATCGCCGCGCATCGTGGTCCACACGAAGTCGGAGCCGGCGGAGCTGGCCACCAGCTTCTGCTTGAGCTTGCCCTTCGCGGTCGGGGTGGTGACATAAGCCATTGCACCCATCAGCGCGTTGTCGTCGTCGATCGCGGTTTCCATGTCCACCATCTTGCCGAAGGTGGCCGCGCCCCCGAAGGTCACGGAGTTCACGCCGGTGGTGTTCATGATGCCCAATGGCTCATCGCCCGATCCGGATCCGTTCAGGCAGAAAAGATCCTGCTTGATGGCGAGTTGCTTGGTCATGTCATCCTCGAAAAATCCAGCGGTAGCGAGTGCGCTCTGCGCAATCAGCCGCTTTGAATACTCCGTGTAGACACTCACCGAGTGCGGATTCGCATTGACCTGCTCGTAGGTGATGCTCGATTTGGTGGCAGCCTCAGTCTCGCCACGGGCGTTCGCCGTGCTGGCGGTCAACTGGCGCGGGATCGAGACGTTGCCAGTGAGCCCGCTCAACACGGTGGCACCCAAGCGGCGGACAACCGTGCGGTTGCGAAGCAGCTCGATGAAGTTGCCGACCAACAGATTGGTGGAAACGAGATTGCCGCCCACGTTCGCCGTGCCGGCGACCTGGGTTCGGGTGTTGAATGCGCCACGGTTCAGGAAATCCTGCGGGATGTAAAATCCCTGCGCACTGCGGCCTACTACCTTGGCCATCTGATCACTGACTTCGCGTTCGAAGCCTTCGACCTTGCCACCACTGGCGAGCGATTGGATGGCGCGAGCAATGTTGTATTGCTTCACCTCATTATCGCTCATGCCGATCTCGGTGGATTCGAGGCGTTGGCTGTTGGTTTCCTTCAGTCGCTCAAAGGCGATCTTCTGGAACGCGGCGGCGGATTGCTCCGGATTGGCGATCGCGGTGCGGGCTTCGGTGGACAGATCCACCTGTTCCCGGACACCATCCGCGATGGCGAGGATTTCCGACACGCGGCCGGCTTCAGCCTGTCCCGCCTCACGGCGGATTTGCGCCTCGTCAACGGGCGGGGCCTGGCGATTGTCAATGACTTCGATTACCGGCGCAGGCGCACCACTTGCAGATGGGGCGGCAAGGCCATTCGGATTGTCTTCTGGCATATTGCTTGATTGATTGAATTTGCTTTTTGTCGGGCCAAATCAATGGCGTTTTGGTTTTGCAGCGAGCGTCCAAAACCCACGGATGCGTCCGCAGGAATTGCCACCGTGCTGCCTTCGTATGGCTCCCAATCAACAACGCGGACAAGTTCCACCCCGCCCTTTTGCTTCGTTGCTTTCACCTCGTGGATCCGATACCCGACGCTGACCAGAACGCGGATTTCATCCTCGATGTCTTGGAAAATCTCTTCCCCTCGGGGCGAGCGACTGAACTTCACTGTTACTCTCAGTCTTTTTGCTTTGACCTCTGATTGGACGATTCGGCCGACCTGATCATTGGTGTCGTGGTTGACCAACCACGCGGCACCGCCTTGGAATCGATCGAGCCGGATAGAGCTTGGACTGTGGTCCAATACTTCGATCCCGAAATAGCGTTCAACCTGCGTCTCGCTGGAGAGGCTGAATTCCGCCGTGCGGGACTCGCGATCAATTACACCGCGCGACACCAGGGCGAACTCACGACGCAACGGCTCATCGCTACCACGGATCGCATTTATGATTTCCGCGTCTCGCGTCATCACAATTATCCGGAAATTGACAGGCTGCACATAACCGCTCCGTTGATTCCGGGAATCACTTGGGCTTGCCGCCTTTCGCCGGTCGGGCGTCATCATCCGCATCGGGATCAGGTGGCGGCGCGTCCGATATTTTCACGGGCGGCAGCCCGTGCTTCTCGTCCATGGCGACATCGGCGGCGATCTCGGCGGCCACTTCGGTGGCGTCCACGCCCTGCTTGGCAGCTTCGCGGCGGCGGCTGGTGAGCCGGAGCTGCATCAACTTCTCGATCGCATTGGCATCCTTCAGCGGATCCACCCAGCCCCAGCGGCGGCCGGTGAATTGGTAACGATTGAATTTCTTTAGGCGCGTGAAAGGGAGCGCGGAGCCGTTCGGCATTTTCACCATGGACGCCATCAGCGCCATGCGCAGCCACGCCTCAAAAATCGGGTTGGCCCATTCTTCGATAAACCACTCCTGATCGTTCATGTATTCTTCGCGATCCTCCAACACGCCCGCGCGGGCGCTCGAAAAGTTCACGCTCTCCAGATCGCTCGCGAGGCTGAAATAACTGATCCCGAGCGCGCCGGAAATGCGGCGCACAATCGCCTTGGTGAAATCGCCAAAGTTGCTGTGCGGATAGTTCGGATTATTGCTGACGGCTTTGACGCCCATCGGCAGCTCGCGCCATTCGCCGGGCTCCACCTCATACACACCGACGCCTTGCGCGTCCTCCGGCAGTTCCAACCCATCCGGCACTTGCTTCTCGAAAAAACCACCCTGGCAGGCCCCCGCCCGTGCGGCGATCAAGGCGGCCTCGTTGTAGCCGTCCAGCATTTTGGCGTCCAACATCGCCGCGTGATTGTCCGGCACGCCACGGCTTTGAGAAATCCGCTTGGGCGCAAACAGATGGATCACCCGATCCGCCGGCCAGCGGTCGCGGGACATCGTATCCGCCGCACTCATGTGCCAGCGGTCGCCGGGATGATGGCGAAAAAGGTGGTAGGCCACCACGCGGCCGAGCGAGTCGTATTCGACCCCCATCCGCACATGGTTCCCGTTTTCCAGATTCCCGTTGTGATTGATGTCCAGGTGGTCGGCCTCCCGCAACTCGATCGCAAAGCCATACGGGTTATCCTTCGGCGCATGGATCAACCCGAAACACTCTCCATCCCGCTTGGCACTGCGCAAGGCGAGCTGGCACAAGCGCCGCCAGGTGAGCCGTCCAGAAAGCGAGGCGTACGACGCCTTTCCTTGGCCGGGCAGGTAGCGGGATTTTCCCCATTCTTTCCACGCCAGCTCGATCGCCTTGTTGGCCAGCTCATCCGGTTCGCCGGGAATCAAGGTGGCCTTGGGGCCGATGCGGTCCGGCTCTCGGACTTTGGCGTCCAGCTTCAGCCCCATGGAGCCGAGCACGTTGTTACGGCTGAGCCGCAGCCAGTTCAGGGTAAGCGGATCGTCGCGTTCCAGCGCCCGCGCGCTGTCTCGCAGAGTCTGGATCGCCTGCCGTGATTCCGCGTCCGCCGAAGTGGAGGACGTGAGAAAATCCGCCGTCAATCTATCCTTGCGCGCGGCTGCGTAGCGCAAGGCGAATTCGGACTGCGCGTTTGATCGGCGCGGCTGGGCCGCAGATTTGGAGTAGCCAAAATAGCCGGCGATGCTGGAAAAAAGTCCCATGGTTTAGCGGGTCTGCATGAAGTGAATACGATGAACGCCGCGCGGCGATTTCCCTTGCTGGATCCGTTCGGCGTCCTGCTCCTGGCGGTAAAAAACCTTGTATTTCTCAATCGCCGGGATGAGTTCGGACACCATGTTTTTCCGGGTGTAGGTCGTGCCCAGGATGCTCGTGCTGGTCATCGTGCCGGTGGCGAGCGATTCCATGGCGGCCTCCAGCAGATCGAGCGTTTTTTTGACGTGGCTCCGGTTGTCCAACCCACCGCTGGCCGCAGCCAGATCGGGCAAAATCTTGATATCCCCCTTGTAGACCAGATGCCGCGCGCTGCCGTTGGTGGCGTATCCCTGGATCGCGTAGGTGCCGGCCACCCAAGCCGCCGAGGTCGCCGCCGCGACGGAAATCAGATGATCATCACCACTGGCCGAACTCGTGATCGAGATCAGCGCAGTCGCGCTCGTGAGGGCATAGGACAGCGCCCAGCCATCGCCGGCCGGGTAATCGCCATGAGAAATCTTCCAGGTAATGAGATCGCCGGCCGTGATCGTGTCCGGCTCGGATGTGGGGACTTGATGCGCCATTTCCACAATTTTTGTGGAAATTGACAGGCTGGCAGGTTTCGCCTGCACTCATTATGCGGATCCCCCGCAACGAAATCGATCAGTCGATAATCTCGAACGTCACGCGGACATTCACGCCCTTCCTGCCGGCTCCCATTTCAATTCCCGGAATCAGCTTTTCAATGAGATCCTCGATCGACAATTCATCGTTTCCGGTAGGCCGCACCCCGATATACGGACTGCAATTTCCGCCCTCCTCCTCCCATATGATCAACTCGCCTTCGGCGCTGGTAGATTTTTTTTCTTTACCCATAGTCTTTTTTAATCGCCTCGATGAACTCACCGAAATCCCGAACCACCCGGTAATCATGCCCCAGCTTGCGGTAATGCGCGCGCATCCCCTGCTGCGAGACGCTTAGCTTCCCGGTGCGCGTCTTGCACTCCACATGCATCACGCGACCGCCATCAGCGAGGATGATAAAATCCGGTTCCCCGGAATTCCGATGCGTGCGCCGATTCATGGCCGAGTGTAGCGCGATCCACCCGCGCCGCCGGCACTCCGCCAAAATCGACTGGTGCAGCTCATGCTCCGCGCCTGGTCGCACTCCCCCACCGCCGCGCGCATCTGGCCGCCGCCTCGACTCATAGGCCAGGAATTCCGCCTCCGTCATGTTCGGCATATCTCAGTTCATCCGCCTGGAGGCATTTCGCGATCCCATATCACCACCGAATCCACAGATAGCAGTGATACCATTGATGATCCATGCATGTGCTCGCAATTGATATACCTCCTAGCGGACCAATACTTAGTTGGTAGGTGTCTTTAGTATTCGTTCATACTTGGCCCGACACGCCCTTGGCGACCTGTGGTTTCCATACTCTCGGTTCAGCATCTTCGATACCCACGGCCACCCCGGCCATTGGAATTGCCAAGCGGCTTCAACTAGATGCACCAGTTGATGAGTCTCGCCATCATAGTCACTGACAGATGGCCACGGTTTACGCCTGCCAAGTCCATGGATCACTTCGGGGGCAGGTGTATTTGTTATGATGCCATCCTCCATGTGGACACGCCCTCCTGTATGCTCATATACCTCACTGCGATCAGAGCGCAGTAGATGAACAGAAAGCCCATTGCTGGCACACCCCACGCCACGTTCCAAATGATTTGCCACCACGGAGCCATGTTTGGCCGGGCTTCCGTATTCGGCCACGCCATACACCTACCAAAATGGTGGAGCCAAGCCGGGATGCCGCTCTCTGCTGTGTTCGGTTCTGTCTTCATAGTCTCAGGTTTGCGCCGTCTGGCTCACCGTGGTGGTAGGTGTCATTCAGAATCCCGCTTTTTGTGACCCGCCCACCGTGCGGCTGCCGCCTTCTGAGCTCGCGCCTTTGCCTTCGCCGGGGAGACTTTCCCTTGCCTCGATTTGTTGAGCTGGCCCCAGAGGCTTTTGATTTCCTTGGGGCTCAGTTCGCGGTTGCAGTGCGGGCAGTTCATTCGCATCCGCAACACGGGTAGTCTTCGCATCCGCATTTAGTTTCTTGGTCGTAGATAGGATCTCCTATGCCGTCTGGATCGAACATTTCTTTAGCACATTCGTTGCATAGGTCCACAGTCCAAGGGATTTCCACCCCGCAATTACAGTAGTCGATTTCAAACACCATTAGTCCAACACCTCCTTAGCCTTGGAGATGGCGGAAGACAAGGGGAGCTTTACGTATGCAACAGGGAAGAATTCCCCGGAGTCATCGTCGCGCACAGTGACGTTGTATCCGACATCGGTAGATGCGTGGACAAAAGCGGAAATTCCGGTTTCCGAGTTAGTGAAGGTTTCGATTGCGTTCTTCATTGTGGTAACACAATACCATGCTTAACATGTTAAGCAAGCATATCTTCGTTTATTTCACATTTATTCTGACACCTACCAAATCCGTGGAGCCAATCGGATTGGCCGCTCGCTGCTCTGCCTCCTTGGAGGCTTCGATTACTTCTTGGGTTGTCATTGTTCGGTTTCCATCCGATGGCTCACGTTGGCGGTAGGTCTCTGTTGATAGTAGGTCGTCCATTGGTCCGCGATGGCTTCCGCTATCCCGGCGTATGTTCGTGACCGTTCCTTTTGCCGGTTCTCTCCCGGCGGCATTTTCCAGATTCTTTGCTCGCGGCCTTCCACGATGTTTGACGGTTGCAGATTCGGCAGATTCTTGAGCCAGAGGCAGGTAGCCTTGGTTTCGCCGTGTCCATACTGCCATGGCTGTATTGTCTGCGATTGCTTCACGCCGATCAGCCGTTTGGCGTATTTGTGCATCACCGGATTCTCGATTGCGACATGACGCACGGGTGCATTCAGGAGATCGCAGAAGAGTTCAGCGCCATCATACATTTTCACCCATCGGGATGGATCGGTGTGCAGCCATCGCACCCCGGAGTTTGAAAGATACGTGCATGGAGGGTGCCCTATCAGCAGGTCCCACGGCTCAGTCAGCATGTCGCGCACATCTCCTGCGTAGTGGTTGCCTGGTTGCTCGGTTTCCAATATATCACACGACCAGGCGTCCCACCCCTTTGCTACCAGCGCATCCCTCACCACGCCCGAGTATTCACAGGCCACCAGTGCCCGACCTACCAAATCAGTGGACCCAATAGCAGGGGCCGCTTGCTGCGCGGGCTCGGAGTCAATTAGGAGCATCTGGGTCATTCGCTGCTATGGGTCACTTTGGTGGTAGCCCAACCGTCCGGCAGCGGCGTCTCTTGATTGGTCATCACCGCCGCGAAGAAAGCGCGGTCGGGGATGCGGCCCTGATACACGAATGAGCAGAGTTCGGCGGCATCACTACGCTCGATGCGCCACACATCGCTGTGCATGTGTTCGAGATGGTATTCAGTCCAGTCTCTTTCCGGGTCTGGGCAAGACGTGATTTTTCCATCTTGCACGCAGAGTATGCCATCAGCGTCGAATGGGGCTACCAAGACGCCGGAGCCAATCGAGGATGCCGCCTTTTGCGTGGGTTCGGTTTCAGTTTGTTCACTCATGGTTTTCGCCTCTCTGGCTCAGCTGGGTGGTAGACGCTTGCGGTATCGGACGCCAATGGTAGACGGGGTTGTTTGGTGGTCCATCACTCAGTGCCGGATGGTATGCCAGTTCGACATCATACCGATCTTCACACCTCCCCGCTTCCAGCCATTTTGCAGGCCATTGGGTCTCCCCAAATTCACGCTTACCGACTCGGCGGTAGAGCATCGGACTTCCATCGTCATGGGTCGGATCTTCGGAATATTCCAGTGATCTCCCCTTGTAGAGGAAGAAGCATTTCCCGTGGATTTCCACTCCCAGTTCTCCCAGATCATTCACTATCCATTGGACATCGTTGGCGTCTACCAAGCGAGTGGAGTCAACCACGGCAGTCGGCTTTTGTTCATTCTCATTCATAGATTCAGTCTCCTTCGGTTTCGCGTGGTGGCTCACTCTTGGTGGTAGACGCCTCCCGGTTGTCCGAGAGACGGCGTTCCAGTTCAGACTGCGATGAGCTTGCGCCCGTTGTTCTCATCGTCCGCGATTTTCACACCCGGCACGAAGGTCAGTGCCTCAGCCAGCGAGTAGGTGCCATCGATGTTCTTCTGCTGCGTCGTCACTTGGACGACGCAGCCGTGCGGCACTTCCATCGCCTTCGTTGATTTCATCCAGCCTTGGGCTTGGGAGCTGGCCTTGCACAGCAGTCGGAAGGTGTCGCCGTTCCCGACCACGTTGATGTCTGGCACATTCTTACGTGCCCCGCTTACGTCACTGTTATGTAGTGTCTTTTCGTCCATGTTCATCTTTCAGTTTCGACGCGCCGACGGCTACCAAAACAGTGGAGCCAATCGCGGGCGTCAGGTTTCATTTTACTCCATTGGGAGATTGTCATCAGTGGCGGGTTCGCCGCTCTGGCACACTTCGGTGTTCGGCACCATAGCTATCAGTGCGTCCACTAGCTTGGATCGGTCTTTATATGCCTTCTGTTTAACGTCGTCCGAGTATCCACCCCGTTGCACATCGATGTAGTCGATATGACGGTTTATCGAGTCTATTGCTTTCCGTATTTCGACCGCTATTGGTGCCGAACAAGTCAGTGGAGCCAACGGGAGGGGGCCGCTTGTTCGGTCAGTGCTTTCGCCATCCATGCGTGGGGCGGTTGTGCTTGTTACGTCTTGGGTATTCCACCTGGTTCCGTGATTATCTGGTGCTTCATTCATCGCGTCTTATTCGTCCCGTGGTTCACTTCGACGTTAGACGCCATCGGCGGGTTAGTTTGCCGAGGGCGTCTAACATGTCAGTGGAGCCAAGCCGGTAGGCCGCTCTCTGCTCGTGTTCGGTTGAGGATTGTTTGTCATTGAGTTTTCGCCGGCTCACTTTTGGTGGTCGGCGTCTCGCTCCGCTTACACATCTGGCATGGCTTTCCTTTGGCCGCCTGATAGCCGACCCTGTCACCGCACGCGCACACCCACCACCCATTCGGATAGATGATATCCATGCCCTCATTCCATAGCTGTTTACGTTCTGCCTGGGTCAGGTTGGCCATGCGCCGCCCCGAGTCACGCACAGCGCGATCTATTTCACGGGAGCTTCGACGCCGACCAAAGCAGTGGAGCCAACCGAGTAAGATGCTCTTTGCGCGGGACCAGATGGATGTTGATTGCGTTTTCATGATTCGCCTCTCTGGCTCAGCTGGGTGGTAGCTGTCTTTGACTGTTTGGGTGATTCAGTCATGTTCTTGATTATCCCACGTAGCATATCCGCGCACTCGGGACATAATCTCATCGTGAGCATTCTGGTTTCTATCACAATGACCCGATGGTCGTCTCTGGTTTGGCAACTGTTGCATGATCCGCTCTCTGAACTATTGGACCAGAATCCAACCACCCATTTTGGATATTTCATTGTTCCCTCTCCGTCCACCATACCAGCGCAATCATAGGCAGAGTCGCTGCCCAGAATTGCCACGTCCAGAATTGCCATCCAGCGGCCCCGCATATCCCTCCAGTCCAAACGGCATATGAATATCGTTTGACAGCTACCAAAGCAGTGGAGCCAACCGGGGTTGGCGGGTTTGCGTTGTTCGTTGTGTCTTTCATGATTGTTCTCCGTTCGCCCGGCGGCTCACTTCGGTGGTAGATCCTTTCCGGCTTCCTAGTGCCTCTATATACCAGTCGAAATGCTTCGTGCTTTCGACCTTTTCCTTTTCGTATCGATCCTTCCACCAGTGGCGGTCATCTACATATAGTTTATTGAGGGCCTTCAGTCCAACTATTCGGCTCAGCGCAAGCCCATGCACCAAGATTGAGAACCATATTAGCATTTCCATTTTCGTATCTACCAAACCAGTGGACCGCAACCGGGGATGCAGCCATGTGCTTGGGTCTGTTTCGTTGTCATGTGTTCGGTGACTCGCCCCGGCGGGTCACTTTGGTGGTAGGTGTCTTTAGTCCTGCCCCGGTTTTCCTGCCACGCGCAGCTCTACCCACATCGCCTCCCATGTTGTTGCATCTGCCCCGGTGAGCCGGTTATATGCCCTCGCTTCCATGTGG